CAACATTAACGCCTAGAGAAGAAAGAATTGTAAGAATGAGGTTTGGTGTTGGTATGAATACCGATCATACTTTAGAAGAAGTGGGACTTCAGTTTTCTGTAACGAGGGACAGAATAAGACAAATTGAAGATAAAGCTCTAAGAAAATTAAAACATCCAACTGTCGCTATAAAATTAATGGAGGCAGGGGCTCAAGATGCTTTCACTAGAGTAAACTTTAAAAAATTAACAGCGATAGAAAATGAAACTAAATGATGAAAAAAAGTAATAAATTCAACTATATACAAGGAAAACAGATCACGGACCACGAATCAGGGACCAGGGTTTATGACATAGTTGGTACTAGACTTCCGTCTGTTACTACGATATTAGGCGCAACAAAAGATCAATCATTTTTAAGAAATTGGAAAAATAAAGTTGGACATGAAGAAGCAGAACGAATCAAAAATCTATCTAGTAGGAGGGGAACTTCCATGCACAAATTCCTGGAATCTCATATACAGGGAATTGGCTACGATGATCTTACGCCAATCGGATGCGCGGCGAAGCCCATGGCCAAAAAAGTTATTGAAATGGGTCTTACACCTGTTGAAGAATACTATGGTTCGGAAGTTATGTTACATTATCCTGGGTTGTATGCTGGGAGTACTGATTTCGTATGTCTACACAATGGTATGGAAACCATTGTAGACTTTAAACAATCGAATAGACCAAAGAAAGAAGAATGGGTTCAAGATTATTACCTACAAATAGCAGCTTATGCTATGGCCCATGACCATGTTTATGGTAGCAAGATTAGACAAGGTGTGATTATGATGTGTACACCTGATTTATATTATCAAGAATTTAAGATCCAAGACTCCGAACTACGGAGCAGGAAACACGGGTTTTTGAAGAGGCTAAACATGTACCATGAGTTGCAACACAGCGAAAAAGAGCAGGCGGACGTCCAAATTGCCGCATCTGAATTCACCAAATAAGGCTGAATTGTGTCACAATTGTGGCAGAAATGTGTTCAAACCTAGTTTAGAATCGTTCTAAGTACAGTTTGTATAGGTATGGTAAAAAAAATGAAAATAAAAATAAAAAGTACTCTAGATATTTTGTCTTTCTGTCCTTTTGGCTTAGAAGTGTTGGTATACAACAAAAATGATGGACAAAATGTATGAAAAAAAAGTGTACTAGGACAAATTATTTTGTCCTAACAGGTAGAATTTCAGATTCCCCGCGCGCGAGACAATTCATTGTTCTCTTTTTCTCATTTTTTTTACCATACCTATACAGATTTGAAGATGACTAAAGAAGATTTTTTTGATATGTTGAATAGAGTACATAATCCGGAATATTACTATGCCACGCAAAAAAATAAAAAGAAAATTAAATCTACATCAAGCCAGTCCAAACGACATACCGTTTCCAAAGGTAAGGGTCGAGTGGATCGATTGCGTAAGCGACAGTGGTTGGGCAAATGAAAAAGAGTTTGATAAAATGAAATTAGCCAGCCCGGTCAATGAAGGTTGGTTATACTCTAAAGATGATGAATCAATTAAACTATTTGCTTCTTATGATAAAGAAGATGATGGTAGTTTTAGTTTTGGAGATAGGACTATGATTCCTCGGGATTGGGTAAAGAAGATACAGAAACTGTAGATGGTTCTTCAACAGCTTCACCTTCAACAGTCTTTGCACCTAAAAGAGGTGCGTAGTCGTCTAAAAGTTGTTTCATTTTTGTTTCTAGCTCTTGTTCTGATAGGTCCTCTAGTTTACCTGTTTTTATTATTTTTCTGTCTATGTATAATCCTGCTGCCTTTCCACGATTTGCTTCAGCGTTTACAGCAGAAGAGAAACTTCCTTTTTTTAAAGCAGCTTCTCTAAGTCTTGCTAATTCTGCAACATGACCTTCATAGGTCACTTCAAACTTNCTTAATCTTTCTTCCTTCAATTTACCTATATGACGAACTACTAAGGGACTAAGTCTTGGATTGCATAATTCCGATCCTTCTTGCCTACATCTTTTTTCAGAATAGCCAGCTAGTTTTGCCGCCTCACCTTGGGTGACTGGGCCATCAGCGCTACCGAATACTAAAAATTCAGCAAACCTTTGTTGCATCTCTGTTAATCTTTTAGGAACTCCCATATTGACAATTTAAGGTAACTCTTCTATAAAGTCAATATGAAAGATGATCGAGGAGAATCAGATTTAACTAAACAAATAGATAACTTGACAACTGAATTAAAAAGCGTAAAGGATTTGGAAGAGTCTCATCGTGAGTTTTACGGTAAACTTCAACAAGAACTTGAGGAATGTAAGAGAGATAATATTATCCTCTCACATGATAATGCAACGCTTCTTAATCGACTTCGAGAAGCAGGTTTGTAATGTTTGTAAAACACTTACAAGAATTTTTATCAAAGTTTACAGAGGCAAACAAAGCTGGCACCCGTCAAGGTAATGCAGTTTCGAATGCTCAAATCTATGTTGAAAAAGACGGACGACTTCATGAGATTAAAAGAATTGAAGTGCAAGATCAAGGTATAATTGGTCAGTCATCAATTCGGGTAGTTATTAAAACACAGGAGAAACAGGAAATTATTCTGCCACCAAGTCTTATGAAAGAGTTCTAAATGAATGTACCAGTCACCCTAAAAAACGCATGGGTCCAGAAGCAAAATTATATCAAAAAATTAAGAAAAATTCCGATGGAATTATATGGACAAGGCTTGAAAACCTTAGCCTTCTCGGCACTCCTGATCTATTGGGTTATAATAATTCTGGGCACTTTTTCACTGTAGAGCTTAAAGTCACGAAGGGGAACAAACTTAAATTTTCTCCACACCAAATTGCGTTCCACGTGAAACATCCTAACAATACTTTTATCATGGCCGAGGCCCTTGGTCCAAGGTCCTCGAAACATGTTCACATGTTCCATGGCTCAAGAATCATGGAGCTTGAAGCTTGCGGCTTGAAGCTTGATGCTTGCTGCTTGGGGCTTGAGGCTTGTATTAATTATTTGAAGAACCTGAACTAGGTTCTGGTTTAGCTTGAGGCTTGGAGCTTGAAGCTTGTTGCTTGATCCTTAAGTTAAGAACTTGAAGGCCCGGACCAGGTGCACGCGTGCTTGAGGCCGTCGCCTGCTGCTTGCTAATGACCTGGTCCGATTTATTACGCTTGCGTAATTCTTTATAATATTTTGGGTGTTTAAATTCCATCAGTGTTTCCCATATGATACATTTTTAATTTCTTTATTCCAGCAATTTCTGCAATCTTTGCATTGTCCATCCTGAAGCGGGGCCGGGCATGTTGCGCCAGCTGTTACAACTGTTGACGTGTTGGCCCACGTACCAGTCACCGGCTGGTCAATCATTGGTACACTAAATCTTATAATTAAATTGTCCGGGGCTCGTGTTACATGGTCCTTGATCCATGCTTCACGTGTTGGCATCCAGTGCTTCACCTCCGGCGTGAGCTTGCATACTTCATAAATTTTATTTAAATGATCTAGATCTTGGACGTCGCCGGAGTCGTGCCATCTAAAGAATTTTACTTTTTTTGAATTGATTTGTGCTGCCATAGCCATGGTCCATTGATCATGCTTCAGGGCTGCCAGTCTCCGGTATTGTGCTTCTTGTACAACCTTGAACACATAACAACCTTTTAGAGCGTAGCAGTTATAGCAGGTGCTGCCTGGTACCTTCCGGAGCTTGGAACCTGTTTTGCATTCTTTCGCTGGTAAACCAATTGAAAACCCGGGCATTTTTGAAGGCTTGCTAAGCGTGCCAGTTATTTTTATTGCTTCTGATACTTTCATAATTTCTTTCTGTTTTATTTATAACTTATAATTGTGTCCTTTTTAAGGCGCTTGAAGCTTGGCGCTTGGTGCTTGAAGCTTGGCGCTTGAATAAAAATGCGGCATCTTTTTTTGTGATCAATCTGTCCTGAATAGTTTGGAAGAACTTCTCGCACTTGCGCAGGTACGCCCGCGGCAGCTCTGAATGCGGCCGCAGGAAATAGTGTGTTAAGTCGTTGTGTTTAATTCTTTTCATTATCTTTATCTATTATTTGCAAGTCCCAGCCTTCCGGCAGGTTCTTAACATCAACTACAACGCCACCCATGACTGTTACTTGTATTGTTTTATTTTCCATAATTATTCCTTTCTTTTTTTTATTTTTAAGCCGGAACCGCATTGCTGCGGCTCCAGTATTCCAGACTATACTCATTTTCCTTTCTTGGTTCGTGGTTCCATGTCCTTCTT